AAAATCTAGTTTTTTTTGCGAATTCCAACATCGCATTCTCCTTTTTAATAAGCGTCTTCGATATTCGATAGACTGTCCAAATACTTGGATATTTTTTTAGGTCGTTACCAAGTTTATCGACTCAAAGTGTGGGGGGCATTGCACCCCCCTAGTTTTTTATTATTATGCAGCTTGTGCAGCCAATGCCCTATAACCAGCAGCAACAACTGAACGAGGCGGAGTACCAAGACGATAGAAAGTCTTAGTGCGTCCCTTAGTATCAGTGTGCTGGTTTGCAAAAATTGCAAAACCCTTCATACGAAGGCTAGATACTGTTGCACGAGCATTTCCAACCTTGAATTGGTTTTCAATCTGAGCAGCAGTCAAACCTTTATCATTATTACGAAGAGCCTCAAGGACTCGATCTTGTTTTGTCACAACATTTGCATTAGTCATGTTTTACATTCTCCATTTTAAGTTTACGAAATGTTAACACTTCACATGTTAACTACAGACAGTATATCACAAATAATTCCTCTTTGTCAAGAAGTTTATTCATCAATATACTGAATTATTTTAGACTTTACTGTTCCACCAGCAAGTCTAAGACTGACAACATACGATTCAGCATCATCATATGAGTCAAATATTACAGGCACCATGTTAAAGTCACATCTGCCAGTATCTTCGGTTATATACATCCAAGTATCCTCTCTATCAGAAGGATTAATCATAACAACATATCTATTATCATTTGACATTTTCTTTACCTTTTAGAAATTTGTACAGTTTTACATAGTATGCAAAACTTTTTGGATAATGTACAGGACTTGGATGATGAGGAAACATCAGTAGAAATTTTTTATATTCTAATTCTGCTTCCTCATTCGACATTATACAACCAATCCACTAGTCTGTTCTGTCCACGCCTTTTGGACTTCTTCATTCGCCTCTGTAATGAATACGGCATGACGAATTTTCATTTCTTTAGGGTCTGAAATACCAGTTGCAGCAATACCGTGTGCGAACCCCATGTTTTGATTTTCACCAAACACAATCATTCTGGGATTACTAAGAGTAATACCAGTGGCATCATCTTCAACTAATCGTCCAATAAACTCACCAACAGGTGTCACTACAGTGATAATTTGATTTTTTTCATAACTCATTTTAGTTTCCTTTAAGTATTTAATCTTGATTGGGTTTGCATTCTCTCTTTTAGATAAGTTTGATAGTGAACCCATTCACCATCTTTGATAAATCCCCATTCTTTCTTCTTACCAAATCGAAAGAACAGTGTCCATGCCGAACCACCTTGAGGAATTTCCAAATAGTGCAGACTTCCTGCCTTTGAAAATCTCATGTGTCCAGGCCCTCTCCAAAACTTACCTTCTGGAGTGTGTTCCCAATAACCACCTTTTAGGATGATGGTAAAATAATCCCATGGATGGTCATGAAAAACTGGTTCATCGGATAAAACTATTTTGTGTAGATAAGCGTTAAAAGGAACTTTTCTTCCCTTTGAAAAATTATCTACTTTATCTCTAAACAACAAATGCCAGCGATGCATATATGGTGTAATACCATCTCTGTCATAGATAATTCTTTTCCTACCGAACACTTAAGTCTCCAATTCAAATATTACGTTTATACTACACTAAACATTATATAATGTCAATATGTTTTTATAAAATTCTTTCGTATGCCCATTCTGGTGTGTCTGTTCTACTCTTACCATTTACTACACCATCTGCACCAAAAGATGCAGCCCAACTATTTGGTTTTAACTTTGGTTCAATACCAGTCATACCAAGAACATAACCCGCCGCCTCTGATGCAGCACAATTAGAACCATATTGTGGATTTGTATTAATGTCCAAATGTATTTCAATATCAAACTCATCGATAAAAGGTATTACTTGTGTATATAATTCACATACCTTTCTCACTTCGTTTAACATTCTCATTTTAGGTCTGTCTTTCTTTAAATCATAATCATCTTCATATGATATATTAGAGAATATCCGACAACCACTGTTTCCATTCATATGGACAATACACACTGCAGCGTATCTGGCCTTTTTCTTTCCTTTTTTAGTAAGAAAACGAACACTGTCACACCCTAGATATATCTTTGTTCGATTATCTAGGGCGGATAACAGTTCTACCATATCCTCTATTTGAGTTGCTGATAACATTATTGTAACATGGCCCTTAAATTAAACGACATTGTTATTCTTTCATCACCAGTATGTTCTGCAACCCCATGTTCATAATCAGCGGGGAAGATTGCAACATAACCGTCTTTTCCACTATACTGAACCTCATTATTAAAATTTGTTGGAGAAGATTCAGTATTTTTTACATATAGAACACCAGATAGTTGGCCAACATGAGTATGCATCGGATTTACATCACCAGCATTTGCATAATTAATCCAAACACCCCAGTCATAATGATCTTGAGTTCCATAAAAAGAAACTCTATGGCGTAAAATTTCTAACCTTTCTCCCATACTCCTTTTTAGCAATGGTGGAAATGTTTTTGCAATATACAACTTTCCAAGTGTAATCAAATATGCCTGTGTAAAAGAAGACTCCTGTAAATGTTTAGGAACACTAATTTGATAGCTGTTTAGTCCAGCATTAACATGTTCTAATAATATACTTAACTCATGATCTTTAAACTTTCTACAATGTTCAGTCCACTCCAGCAATTCTTGGTGTATCGCAGTTGGAAGTTTACCAACAAAAACTGGAGTATTTTCTAAGAACTGAAAACCTTCATAGATGTTTAACAGATCCTTTACAGATTGTTGTTTCATTACATACCGTTTTCTGGATACTTTTCTGGTTCTTGCTCATCCTCATCAACGACAACTTCAGCATCTTCCACTACAGTTTCGTCAAGGGCTTCTGAATTGACAAATACTTCCTTTTCAATTTGTGTCTCAGCACCGTCAGTTTCCACCATATTAATTTTAGCGGATGGTTGCGGTGCCATTTGCATTCCCTGAGTTCTCATTGCATGAGCGATCATTTTTCTAATCCGCCTTTCTTGCAATTTTTGGTTGTTTTCAGCAACTTTTAACGCAAGCCGATGTTTTCTGCGTTTAGTGTTATGCAATCCATGTTTTTTTGCCCTTCTTGCAACACCAGCTCTATCTTTTAGTTTATACATTTAATTCTTCTCCAAGTTTTTTAATTCCAAGTGCCCAATTTTCTGCAGCATCCTCTACATAGTTTATAGATTTTTGCGGAAAATCTTCTGTGAAAAATAACAATCCTTCATTGTCAAAATATTTGATAAGATTGATATTTTGTACAAAATCGACATGCACTTCTGCATATCCTTTTTGATTATCAGCGTAATAGGTAGATATTTTTCGTGTTTTCATTTTTTTCTCCCTGTATAAACTGCACATTGTGCATAAAAAAAGGGATGTAGAAATTTACATCCCTTTGTCTTTAATTCTTATTCTTAGTCGTAATCCGATTCATCATATCATTAAATTCATTGGGATCTATTAACTGATCTCTATTTTTTTCAAAATGGTTGTCTAATATTTCTATCCTAACTAACTCCATTAGAGTTTCTGCAATCTGTCTTTTTCTTGGCGAACATGAAGTCAAATATATTCTCAATTCAGCTTGTGTTGTACAACTCCACAATTCGTCCATTATACCATGATATTTTTTTGGTATGTTATCGACTCTAAATTCCATACTAGTCTCCTCATTCATATTTATTACCATTTTGCCCGATAAAATATATGAGAACCAATACGGCCAATACGATCTTTTTTAGTTGACCAATACGGTTTGACATAGGTGGCATGATAGTGAGTTGCACCCTCAGTCAATCCACGATATGAACCAAGATAAAAATCTCTTGCAAATTTTCTAGAGCGATCCCATGCAGTGATATCACTTGGAACATCAGATTTTCCATCACAATACCAAGAGAACTGACATCGATTTCGAACCATTACCATTTTATCAGGATTTTTCCAAGATGGTTTTTTTTCACCTTGATAAATAACATCACAAATTGTATCTGGGAAATGTTTGTGGTTTACCCTGTTCTGAACAACATCACTAACGGCCATAGCATCAGCGAGCGAAACTGCTCTTGTCTCCCAATATATATTAAGTGCAAGACACTCAATGGATGCAATATCATCAACAGTCATCTCTCTTTTTTCGTCCATGTGTGTCGCTGCGGATGCGACTGAGAGCATACTAACAACTATAAGTCCATTTAATGCAATAGTTGCAGTATTTTTAATCTTTCTTCCGAATTGTGTAAGTGCCATGATGTGCCTCTTCCCATATTAAATCATCACCAATATCCCAACCCATCTGATTTAGTAATTCAGTAGGTAGGGGCAGTACAAGATTTCCTTCATCGTCTTCTTCTAATTGTACTGACATCAACTCTCCTTCTTTCGCCTGTTCTTCTCTAAGACGCCGGCCCATATAATCCCAATAAGATTCTCGCCTGATATTGTCAACCATTAACTGGGTTCTCCATCCTCTACTTTGTTATATGGTATAAAATTATTACCATTTAGTATGAGACAACCATATCCATTTGGAAATACTGCAATAATACTGTATGAACCTTTCTCTGGATTCATTAACCAAAAAGTCTCAACCTTAATCCACTGTCCATTCAATAATCTTATAGTTGATATAGAACTACCTAATGGCAATTCTCCATATTTGTTTTGAACTAACTCAAATAGGTAATTTGATTCAGTATCACACCCATGCATGGTTGCCAGTGGTGTTGGTGTTGGCCTCGGCGTTGGTTGAATCTCTTGTCCGTTTGCAATCCCTGCTGTCATAAAGAGCAGGGGTAACGCTAATACTGCTCTTTTGAACATCTTGATACCTCTCTGTAGGGGGAATACCCATCTAATATTTATGCGGCATCATATTCCTTATATGAAACCACATTGAGAAGACGGTTTACCAGTTCACGACCATAGTCTGTAAACAGAATACCTTGATTGTATACCCAATGTTCCACATCTTGCGAATGATAAAACTCTTCACTTTGAGTTAACCAACGAAGTGCAGTTTCTTCATCACCGGCACCCATCTCAATTGTATTCTGCACTAGAGATTTAAACTCGGCCAAAGCTTTAGACTTACGAGCTTCTTCACGCTCAACTTCACGAGCAACCTCTTCGGATAACTCATCAGCCCACTGATTCAGTTCATCCATAGTCATGGCATCCCAGTCGTAGCCACGAGGCCGGAAACCATATGCATCTTTATGTGCATCTGAGATATAACCAACTACTTGATGCCTCTTATAATCTTCAACAGTAAACACGCCCATCTCCGCCCAATGTGCAGGATCGGTAACAGTGGTAGTATACCACTCTGCACCATTGGCCTGACACTCTGCAACCCACTTGGCATTTTCGGTTTCGATGTATTGTTGAAGTTCTGTCATAACTTTCTCCTAGTAATCAATCGGGTCTTCATTATTATCATAACGAATTGGGTCGAAGTTGTCAAGCATTTTTTCACTATTTGACGAAAAATAATCTTCCCAATATTCAATGACGTAATCTTCGAAAAGATCTTTATTAAAATGGCTATACTTCTTAGTAATCCATTCTTGGATATCATCGTATACCATTTCTTCTAGTGTTTTTTCGATAATACTCATCGAATCATTCCTTCTCCAATACCATCAAGATAGATAAGGGATTGTTCTTCAACCCATGCATCATATGCCTCTACCTCTACCAATTTCTGATTCAACAGATTTTCCAGAGTAACAAGTGCCATTCGTTTTTCATCACTAGCACCCTCTTTAAATGCAATGATTGCATTCTCCAAAACCTCAACTTCTTCAAACATACCAACAGTCATGCGTTAACTCCCACAAAAAAGTTCCAAATTTCCATCATCAGTCATATCAAAATTTTCAATGAAGATATGATGGGTATCACCAGATTTTTCAACTGCCTCATTGGCAGCACGATATAAATCTAACCAAGTATTTCCTTCAACCTTAACTTCCAGTCCTTCATAAAGAACATAACGAGTCTTGGCTTTGAGAGGCATCTCTTCATTACAACTATTGATATGGTCGTAAATACTCCAACGAGCAGTGAAGTCATTTGCATCCTTTACGCCATCCCAATATTGCATTTGACGTTCAAAAGGTAATTGACTTAACATTATACAAACTCCACATTATTTTCGAACATGTCGAAAGCAGATACGAAATCGATCTCCCCACTAGGGAGTTCAACAGTAAATTGAATATCGGGTTGTGAACCGAATTTAACACGGCGGTCAACAACCGTGTTACCTGAGATTGATGAAGCAGTCCAAACTGCTTCCATGAAAGATTTGAGTTCTGGAGTAACTGTCATAACGAATCCTTTTTTTATCAACCTTACATGTATAATATAAGGGTTTTCGAACCAAATGTCAAGCTTTTTCTTCAAAAAAGAATCGTTTAAAATCAATGACTTATGATTTTTTTTGATCTTTTTTTCGAAAATCTTTTTCCCATGGAAGAGGGATTCTTTTCCCTCTTTTTTTCTCTTCAACAACATGAGCACTCATGTATGCAAAGAATCCCATGACAATCACTAAGAAAATAGAGAAAATTGTCTCTAAAATTTCCACAATTAGATTTCCTCAAATCCAACTGCAGCAACACGGTACTTTGTAGTACCCATCAACATCTGGTCACCAACACTGGTTGAACGCAATCCCATGTGAGTCTGGTGTCGTTCACTCCAATGTAGAGGAGCCATGACAGTAACATCATCATTGTAATCTCCATTTTTTTCTCCTCCAAGAAACTGTTCTTTGATACTCCAAGAACCCATTACATTGTTAGTCCAACGATACGCATATTCTAGAGCGTCATCACCTGTTCGTTCACCAACCTCAACAAACGCCACTGTTTGTGGCACATCTTCAAAGGCGGTATGTATTACTGCAACTTGCATTATTGTATTTCCTCTTTACGATAAACTTTAACTGCACCATCTTCATACATGACGGTAACTAGTTCGTCACCACTCTCATCAGTATGAAGAGATGTTACTTCACCATTCACTGTCCAGTACCCATAATCAGTAATGATAGGGGCACCAATTTCCAACTCTTGGAACATCACATTCATTATGCTACATCCAATTCTGCATATGTTACTTTGGGGGATTTGCGGATCTTGTGAAAGAACTTTTTTGCCTGTTCATACGATTCAAATGAATAGACATGGGAGTACTTTCCGTAGATTTTGTATATCACTTTGTACATCATCATTCCTTTATCAACCTTACATATATAATATAAGGGTTTTCGAACCAAATGTCAAGCTTTTTGGAGAAAAAAGTTCAAAAAAAAGTCCTTGAAAAACAAGAACTTATAATTTTTTTAAAAAAATGTTAAATATTTACACTAACACCGCAACCGCAAGAGCTCTTTGCCTGTGGGTTGTCTACTACTAACATACTACCAGTAAGACTTTCTTGATAGTCAATAGTACTACCTAATATATACATTAAACTGTGACTATCTATTGCGAGAACCTTTCGGTCTGACAATTCTATAATTTCATCTGAGTCTTTTATGGGCTCTTCACTACCAAGTTTCCAAAAGTATTCAAACCCAGCGCATCCACCACCTTGCATTCCAAACATTATATGAGTTTCATTGTTTTTAGATAAAACATCCAATAGGTACATTTTTGCACTTTCGGTAATTGATAGTACTCTTGTCATTTGTTCTTCTTTCTTAGTTTTTCTCGCAACGAGTCCATTTCACTACTGGTGTCCTTTTTCTCGTCCCTCTTTTCCACTTTAGTAGACTGTTCCCGCCGTAAGGAATGAATATAGTCTGTTTCAGTGAGTCCTTTTCTAAGTTCTGCAACTTTTCGTTTAATATCTTCTGTTCTTTCTTGAAGTCCATAGGCTGGTTCACTTCGTTGTTGCTCTAAAAATTCCGTCCCAATCTTCTGGGAGATCTTGCGTTGACATGAAATCACAACGTTCCATCCACATATCGTAATATCCATCCATTTTGCCATCAAATTGTCCTTTCAATAACTCGCACAGTTCTATTGCCTTATCGAACTGTTTCTTTCTATAAAACTTTAACATATTTCTGTGTACCAGTTTATACTTTGGCCAATCGGCCCTTTCATCGTCTAAAACTGTGTATATCGGCAAACCAATACTTTTTCCTTTTACCGCAAGGTCGTCTAATTTTAAATAAAAGAAATCTTCTTTAGTTCTTCTATATGTTTCTGGGCCAATAATCAACAGTACACCATATGCCTTACACTGTCCCTCTAATCGTGCGGTAGTAGAAACCGAATCACCAAGAACATCATAACTATATCTTTTAGTCGAACCCATCTCTCCAATATAACCAACACCAGTATTAATACCAGCACCCATACCAACTGGTGGTCTTCCATCGGCAACAAGTCTATCGTTAAACTTTTCAACCGCCTTTAACATTTCCAATCCTGTTCTTACAGATGTATGTGCGTGTGATTCATCATCAACTGGTGCGTTATGAATATGCATAGAAGCATCACCAATATACTTAATTATCATTCCGTTATTTTTTAATACTGGCTCTGTAATTGCATCCATATATCCATTCATTATTTCCGTTAGTCCCTGCACATCATCACCAAAAGATTCTCCTAGCGGAGTGAATCCTCTCAAATCAGAAAAACATATACTGATCTCTCTTTTCGTACCTTTCTTTACAAGGTCTGGATTATTTTGTAATAATTTTACTACAGCAGGCGATGCATATCCCTCAAATTGTTTCTTGATAGCCTGTTTCTGTAAGAACTCATCTAAAAATTTTGCAAGATATCTACTAAGTCCAACCAATAGTAAAAATGCAGAAATGGTTGCACCATCAATGAGTAGATTTTCTGTTCTAAATGCATATATCGATCCACCAACAAAACCTACCATAGATACAACATAAAATCCTAACCCTAGATATGTCCACTTTGATAATAATATGATAAGAAGTCCTGCAATCACTAATGCACTAATTTCTCCCCACGCCTTTGCGTCTGGATGTCTTACTATATTAGATTCATTGAATACAGTTCCTAACATCGCTGCCTGTATTTCGTGTGGCCACACCCCACCTTTCGCAGTAGAAATTGGTTGTGTGGTTGATGATGCACTAACTCCGACAAATACAACCGCACCATCAAAATTATCTGGCAAATCTACAACACTCGCACTTCTGTATCCCTGCGACCAATCAATCCAAACTTCTCCCAATTCATTTGTTTGGATAGGCCCATATTGTGGTATTCTAAGTTTATCTACCCCTAATGGTGATAACTTAATTTGGAAGGATTTGTCGCCGGCAAGTACTCTCAATACTTCCATCGTCAAACTAGGATATAAGACACCACCAGACTCAAAAACTAGTGGAGCTCTTCGTGTAACACCATCAATTTCTGGATAAGTATCAACTATCCCTGAACCAAGTGCATAAGTTTCAAGTAATTCAATATTAGATGTGATGCCAGATACACTTGGAATGAGATGCATAAACTCAGAATTAATAATTCCAGCGCCAGGGTTGATCGGTTCATTTTTATTCTCCTCAGATCCTATAATACTCAGAATGACTGGATTTTCCATCATTGTTCTTGACAGAACTTCGTCCTGCTCAAATCTATCATTTTCACTCATGAGTACATTAAACACAACTAATCCTGCACCTCTGTCGTACAGGTCTTTAATTATATCTGCATATATGTTTCTTGGAAATGGCCATTGTCCATATTGATTGATAGTTGCATCATCAATATTGACTGTGTAGATATTATTTTCTTGGATTGGTTGATTGACTATAAGACTATCGAAGTATCTAAGTCTTAAACTTTCTAATAAATTTGGATTTGTATAGTATCCGTAAGTACATAAAAGAAGTATAATAATACTCCATATGGGAGACAGTAAGAGTTTTTTCATTCTGGTAATTCTCCATCCAATGACTTCCAAATAAACACATGCAGTGATGTGTTTACAATTATTAAAGTTACGAAAAATAAATATCCCGCTAAAGTCTCCATTAGTACCTCATTTCGTGACTATTTATAAACAAAAACCCGCATTAAGCGGGTCTTGTTTTTAGTTGTAACTCCAATAAATTATGAAGTAAGGAATAGCGAAAGGCAAAGTCATTAAACTCATCATTTGTAGTAATTCGCAGAATTTACACACTTGTTCATTCTGTTTCACTTCCTCAAACTTTGTATCAATGATCTTCGCAGCCCGCTCGAACGCAACTGCTGTAGTCATTATAGCCTCCAAGTATGAAATGATACATGTGATTGATATAATCACGAAACATATTTATAAAAAAAATAACCTCAATTGTTTCCGTTTATAGTTACCGAGCATCCCGCCGAATTTGTACAATATCCTGTAACACTATAAGAGCCTGCAGATGAAGTTACATTTTGAGTCAAGTTTAAGGTATATGCACCACCAGAGTTAGTTAGATCTATTGCGGCTGTTGCACTTTGGCTGCCTCGTTGTTCAACATCTACTGTATGGCCATCTCCAGTAAGTACAATATCTGTCCATTTCTGGCCACCATTCCCTCTTTGATATAGGTCTACTGTGTTACTGTCGCCCTGTATCTCTACAAAACCATCGTGTCCAGCCTTACCCATTTGTATATGTTCTACTGTATTACTATCACCATTTACTATATTTGCTAAGTGGTGTGCTGCACCACCGCCACCACCTCTATTGGTATCTGTTTGATAACTTGCAACTGTATTCCCATCACCAGTTACAGTCCAATATGCCTCATGCCCACCAGTTTCGTCACCATCATATGTGTTATCATCGTGGATACCTTGCCGTATAGTAATGTCATTATTTGGCCCTGTAGAACTTAGATTAATATAGTTATTTTCACTGCGCTGTTGAATCTCCAAAGTGAGATTGTCTCCACTTTGAGTAATATAGATTTCGTTACTACTGACTTTGGGTGATATCGATAGTGTTAGTACCAACACCAAGGCGGTAATCGTATACTGCTTCATCTCCCTGCTCCACGTTTATTGTGTATCCATTTTCTTGATGCAATTTCAAATCTAGTCTTTGAGTAACACCAGCATCTTCTCTTATAATTCTCCACATAGGATTAATATCTTCTATAGTGATTCTTGTCGTTTCATCATACCCATAAACCCTTTGTGCAAAAAATTCTTCATTTTGTTTATCTAATTCATCTCTAAATATTTCCGCAAGTGCCAAATTTAACTGATCTAACATGTCGTGTAATAGTTCTTGTAGATAATAATTAGAATCGTGCAATTCAGTTACCCATATATTTTTAATATCATCAGTTAATGCATCTTGATCTAAATCATCAAATTCAAGAAAATCTATATCCAGAAAATCAAACATTTTTCTGGCCTTCCTCATAATTTCTTGTTCTTCTTCCTCATAAGGTGACTTTTTTCTTAACATTAATAAATTATTAATATCGCCTTCAGATATATCTAGTGTAATTGGCGGTAATGGTTTCGACCACATACTCTTCACAATGGTAGATTGAAACGCCTGAGTCATTATAACAAACCCTGTATCAGTTTCAACCAAAATTTCACCAGTGACACAATAACCATCTATATCACAACTTGGCAGTAATGTAATCATACTGCCGCCAATTTCATCAACAACCATAATAAAATCAGTACCCCTTACACTAATCTTTGCACTTGGAGTTCTGATATTAACTCTTTGTCTACTGTTTGTGGCGATTTTACCACTTGCGTAACGAATAGTGCCTAATGTAGCCCTCAATCCAAGAGAACCAGTTCCACTATTGGGGTCATAAACAAAATCATCTATTAATAGTCTGGTATGTTCTGTCAAATCTACTCTAGTATTATCAATGAAATCTATTCGCATCTTACCACTTTCAGTAACTGCGACATCCATAGACTCAACACCTATGCCGTAATCACCAATAATAACATCAGTATCTCTTTCCAATACTCCACTTCCACTCAGGTCAGTTATAGTCCCTGCAGCACCATATAGGTTATGTGGAAAACATAACACTAAGAGTAATAAGAAAATGTACCTAAACATCAGTCTCGTTGTGTTATATTAACGTCTGCGTTATCACCAGAAAAAGTGGCGTCAATTAAGTTATCATAAATTCCTGATTGGGAAATTTTAAAATTTCCACCGCCACCAGTAATGTCTAGTGTAATACTGTGTCCGTTAATATCCCCATTTCCAGTTTGATCTATATCAATGTAGTTTCCTGGCGCACTTGTAGAAAGTCCTGTAGTTGCATGTGTGATTGTACCAGATGCAAGACTTGAAGAAGAATCAACTGTAACAGTGATATCTGCCTCTGTTCCGTCCTGTACTAAATCGATTACATTACCGTCACCAGTAATTGTGAAATCTGCAACTAAATTTTCTGCGTCATTGTTCTCGCCGATATACATCTGAAATTGGTTATCATCCCCAGTTGTCGTAATATCTAAAGTAACAGTTTCACAGTTTACACCCGAAGTAGTATCACAAGTCAAGTCCACTGTATTTGTATCTCCAGTAAATACCCATGTTCCTGTATAAGTATTACCTTTAATTACAGCGTCAATTTCATTGAAATTGCCCGTTTGGGTAATATCAAATGTCATTGTATCGCCTTGCAATGTCATATCAGTAGTCGAATCACCAATTTTATTGTCTTGTCCATCTTGTACAATATCTAAGTCCAGATCATCGCCAGATTGTGTAATGTAGATTTCATTAGCGTATACTGGAATAGTGTACAGAAGTGCAAAAATTATTAGTATTTTTTTAAACATATTAGTCCTCTTGATTTAATTCCATTTTCCAGAGTTGTTTTCTTACTCCACCATAAACTAACTCGATCACGCCCTGTTCTATTGCTGCTCTGACAGCATAATTAACAGGTTCATTCGATGAAAAGCCGGTTTCAGTTTCTACGAGTTTTGTACCAAGATCTAAAAATTTAAATATATCTGCTCCACTTCGATAACTTGCAATGGTTTTATCCGTTGCGATACTCATCAACACCTTACCTGTACTAACACTTACTAGTCGCATAACCACAGTAACAGTATCTATTCTATATTCTGTTTGTGCGCCAACTCCTAAGTATCTAGCGCCGACACCGCCTGTCGCCGTATTTGAATCATAACCAACCACTCCCCCCTCAAGGATAAGTCCTGCAAAAATCATAGGACTTAGTGGTTCTGGGCCTCCTGGCCGATTTTTGTCATAGACATCTCTTGTTTGTCTAATCAATTGTCTTTCTTTTATTAAATTGTCCATACCAACACGTTCTACAACTTCAAACCATGTACCATTACCTACATCTTGAAGTGCCTTTATAACCCAAACCTCTGATCCTTGAGTTACTGCAGAACTTAAACTTGCAATATTAGATGCAGATTTTCTTTGTCCAGTCTTATCTAAAAACTGATAAACAGCAATCGTAATTTTTGGCCCATCAATTGGGGGAACCGCCGCAAGACGTTCCTTAATAGGACTCTCCTGTAGTTCTGGAGAAGTATTAACATCCCACAAAGTTTCAAGACTTTTTTGAGTTGCACATCCAGATAAAACTAAAAGAGAAAATATTAATGGTACTAATTTTATCAAAAACCAAACTCCCCTGTTGGAATTGTTATTTCAGTAACACTTCCATCTTCTTCAACGACAGTTAGTGTTATAGTACCAGCAATTGGATCCTTTACCCAAGTTATAGTAGAACCTTCGATATCGGCCGTCCCAGTATTAGAACATGTATCTCCACAATCAGCAAACATTGCATCTACCATCTGTTTAGATAATGTTGCATAAATTCGAGATTCAATGTTTCTTAAAAACTTAGCAAGAGTTGTATTTTCAAGTTCTCTCTGAATTCTTGCCGCTTCTGCTTCTGCCTCTTTTCTTAAATCTTCTTTTCTGTTGTGTTGTAATTGTTCAACACTTAATACATGTGTCGAATAACCATTTCCATAATGGAAGGCGGGATTCTTAAATCCCCAAGTTAATTCTGAAGCATATAAATTACCGCTCAAAAATGTTAAACCTATTGTCATAAGTATTTTTTTCATAAGTTTTCCTCTAGGAATTTTCTTTTCGTTTTTTTATAACTTCTTCTACTTCTTCATCAGATGGGACAACAACTCCCTTCTGTTGTAAAATCATATTTAACTTTGTATTCAATCTAATCAAATCATTATCTAACATTCTAACCCTATCGATTAGTGCTATCAGAGTCATATGTGATTCTTCAATAACAGGATCTACCTCTTCTGTTACCCAATGCCAGATATAGTATATGAAATAACCCAGTCCAAATGCGGCTATGATAGGAAATCCATATTGTCCTATTAATGATCCTAATTCTAAGTCCATTTTACTCTCTATTTACGCCGTCATCGCCAGAGATATGACATAACCAACCCTTTTCGTTCACACGAAAAAGGTCTCCAGGCTTATACAGAAAGTGTTCTTTCTCACTTCCGTCTGCATCTATTCCCATGAGTTCACCTTCCCATTCGCCACGAACTTTAAAGTTCCTTCCAGCTTGCTCGATGACATATTCTAACCAAATCATGTCGTAGTATCCTCTGCAACACTTCCAATTTTTTCAAAATAACCATTAGGCCCAACTTGATATAAATCACCAATCTGTAACTCAACATCATCAATAACAAAAAATTTATCGTCTGGATCTTTTGCCGATGTAATTCTAAATCCGTTTTTAAATTTCATTAATAGTAAGTCTTTCCAAAGCATTAATCTTTCCTCGCATCTGTTTGTCCATCCGCTCTTGCAATTCTATTAAGATCTGCAGGCAATAATGGAATGTTAAATGATCTACACATTAGTATATCAATTCGCAAGAGTTCATTATTCATGGTCTTCACTCTATTATCTAAAGATTGCACAAACCCTCTTTGTGTTTTGATATTATCCAAAACCCCAGCAAGAATAAATTTTAATGTTAAGAAAACGAAAAAACCTCCGGCAAGAGCAGAGGCAATCGGAAACCCGACATCGGCTACTAAAGATAAAAAGTCCATAAAAGAATCCTCTCACCTGTATTTATGATTTTGATTCATTCTAGGCCAAAAAAAGGGCAGTAATAATACCACCCTTTGTAACATTTGTCAGATTTGCATCAAGTTATATACCATATTACCAAAGATGCAAGAACAATCCATAAAGAATACTGGAAACCAAACTTAATGAAACCAAATACGATACTAAGAAATATTCCTATAGAAACACCTATCACTGCAAGTATTGATATCACATCAAGTGCTAATTGTAAGTCTCCACCCATTTCAAACTCCTAATCTATGATGATTGGTCTATCCAATCTTTCTATTTCTCTAACAGTTGCAGCTGCGTCATTCCTATATTTATTGTCATCATTAATAAGAGATACATCATATCTCACTCTGTTAATTGCATATGCAGTATCCGTAATTTGTCGATTCCCTGCAATATCTTCTGGTATATTTCTAGATGCATCGCCAAGAATTTGTCCACAAGTAAGTAACGAATTACTATGAAAATTGTCCCAATATCCATAAGACATTATATCATCATGTTCTCCACACACATCATTCCACCCATGACCAAACTGTGGAAATATATAACCAGAGTTTGGAAATCCTTGATTTTCTGGGCCGTGGGCAAGTCCTATCGAATGTCCGATTTCGTGTAAATCGGTTTTCCATGTACAAGCTGCCATTGAAACAATAGGATACCCCTCATAAAATCTAGTGTTGGGATATGCAACACCGCAAGTGTTTACATATGTGGTTCCTGCACCCAATACAATGTCTGTATTAACTTCTGTTGCAATTTTTTCTAAATTATATAATCCGTGATAATGGGCTATCCAAATTTCTTTGAGTACAAATCTAGCAAAGACGCCAGAATCTTCATACAGTTTGTTAAATTTTTCAACTCTTGTATTCCACTTCACCCACAATCTAGAAGGGTCGTCATTCGGGTCTATATTTGAAATAAGGCCTGGTTCCATGTCATCACCCTCAATATGACGTTCATATTCAAAAATAGTTAATTCAAAATTAACAATAGATTCATCATCTTCACCATAAAAAATAAATCCTTCTTCTGGTGAATTTCTCGACACCGCATATCCAAGACAATCTACAAGACCTTCATGGGCACATCTTGGTTCATCTTCTATAGTGTAAAGGAATTCTTCATCATTTAAAATAATCGTACCTTCACCAATTCTTCCATCACCATAAATTAAAAGTGTATACTCATCGGGAGTTTCAACCCGCCCTATTGTTTCTTTTGTAGTTTCATACCACCAATCTAATATAATATCTTCTACTGGTTCACCAAACTGTTCATATGAAACTTCAACCACAACGGGGTTGAATCTATCACCAGTTGGCAAAGTCATTTTAAAAACGACAACTGGTTCCTCATAACCACAATCTTCTGATAACTTTTCTTCTACTACATAAGTTCCGCCCTTACCATCGTGGTATTCTTGAAACTTAGAGTAGTTTTGACACCAATAATCTGCAACTGGTGTCCCGGCTAGGGGATATGATTCCCCACTACTACATGCACTCAAAAAAAGTGCAAGTACTACAATATACAATCCTTTCATACAAATTTATGTCCTAGTAATTAATTCAACAAGATTTAAAGCAACAGAAGTACCAGATATAGAACTACCTATCATAATTGCCCTGTCGCCCCATTGCATTCCTACTACTACCCATCCTATACTTGCAACTACATATAAGATTTGTCCTACCATTTCAAAACCAGCACTCAGAGAAAAAATACCAAAAACTGCAAAGATAGTAGACATCCATTTAACATACCAGTCAAATGTGCCGACTGGTGTTGTTGGAGTAAGGTCGTCCACTTCACTTTGCAGTTGGGCAAGTTCTTCCCTAAGTCTTTTTCTTTCTTGAGAAAGTTCCATAGCGATTTTTCCCGCCTTGGACATTTGACTTTTTTCAAACTTTTCTTTAATGTCTGATGAAACATCCACATCACTCATAGAACTCACCTGTTTTCTAATTTTTTAAGTCTTTCTTCCAGTTCGTCAATCTTGCCAGTCATTTTAGGATATCTTTTACGCCAGGCATCTGGTGGTTCTTGCAACCAAGTAATGTCCCACCTCTCCGCAAGATACGCCATAAAAGTATCGAACTTGGCGTATCCCCATAGTCCCATACGAGTATCTTTGAACCACATTAAAAATGCAGCACCAAAAAGACTTCCTGCAATGCCTGTATAAATCCACAACCTATCGGTTGCCATCCTCTCTATCATTTCCCACATTTGTATTCTCCAATATCTTTAGTACTTTGTCATATCCAGATATTTCGCCTAACAAATGTGATCTAATGTGATCTGGAATTGCCTTTACAAGGGTTTTACCATCTAATTTTTTGCGGTTAAGATCCCTCAATCTTTGTATATCTGCAATCATTTTTGCAGTCACGGTTTGTCTCCTATGGATTCTTTGAACCCTTCCGTATATCTCATATAATATTTCATACCATGGTCATAAGCACCATCAAAAAATTGTCTTTTCTTTAGGGCAGCCCATCGTCCTCTCATCTGATCTTTAAATCTTTGCCATGGTGTCATTTTACGAATATTGCCATAAAAATTAATATAACACAACTCACCATGATGTTTATAAGTAAAGATTGCAGGCGGTACACTTGGTACTATATCATTATTGTTTACAACTCGAATATGATTTGAAATATTAGATTTGCAGTATTCACGATTGCCGACTCTTGGCGAACCAAATGTACATAAACAAGTTACCGATGGTAATCTGCCGGCGACAATGGTGGCCATCGCACCACCTAATGAATGTCCAGTCACAAACAACTTTCTATTTTTTTGAAGTGTCTGATTAAATCTCACATCTAAAACTTGTTGTTTTACCAATTCCCATAATTTGGAAACTTCTTTTTCAAATCCTAAATGAACTCTTCCTGCAAGAAGTGATTTCTTCGGCCATGCTTTAAGGTCTGCCTTGATATCATTGAATTGGTCTGGTTCTGTTCCCCTAAATGCGACAATAACATTATCCTCGTTCCAAACTACATATGCTTGGGCCCCCGAATTATCATAGTATCTTACATGCGGATATCCCATTTTATAAAACTTAGGGTCTGCTTCGTTTTTTGTTAAATATGCATAACTTGCCGCCTTGGCCATATCATGCACAGTTAATGTGTACTCATACATTTTTTGCCTCGTATACTCTATTATGTGTATCATTACACAAAATAAAAGTTGTACATTTACTTAGTCTTTTCAACTTATCTGCGCCAACATAAGTACATGCTGATCGCATTCCGCCAAGAATATCTTGAACAGTAGATGCAACAGTACCCCTGTATGGAACGAGTACTTCTCTACCCTCACTTGCACGATAGTCTTTCAGTCCACCAAAGTGTTTTGTGTTTGCTGCATCTGAACTCATTCCATAAAACTTCACAAATTTTTTCACTTCTACTTTGCGTGTACGGTTATCTAAATGATCGCCTACTTCATATACAACTTCGTTTGTCTCGTAATATTTATTTATAACCTCTCCACCACCCTCAATATGTCCAGCGAGCATACCGCCAAGCATTACAAAGTCTGCACCAGCAGCAAATGCCTTTACAACATCACCAGCTGTCGTACACCCACCATCAGCAATAATATGCCCGCCAAGGCCATGAGCGGCATCAGCACATTCGATAACAGCGGAGAGTTGAGGATAACCGACTCCAGTTTTAATACGAGTAGTACACACACTGCCAGGGCCAATACCCACTTTAACAATATCTGCTCCATTTAAGATTAACTCCTGTGTCTGATCTGCAGTAACAACATTTCCTGCAATAATTACAATTCTTGGATAGTTTTGACGAAACAGTTTTACAAACTCTACAAATCTTTCCGTATATCCATTTGCAACATCAATACAGACATATTTTAAAAGTGTACCGACTTGTTCATAAACATTACGAAACTTCATTTCGTCTGCATCTGTTATTCCAATAGACATGGCAACACATTCAGTTCTTTCTTGCATGTCGTTATCAAAATAAGAAACAAGTTCATTCACTGTATATGTTTTAACGAGACATGTAAAAAGGCCACCCTCTGCGAGTTTGTCTGCCATGTCAAAAGTACCCACCCCATCCATATTTGCAGCCATGATGGGCACACCTTCGTAATGCACATCACTTACATTATCTGGGAAATCTGCAGAATAGTTTCTATATGTAAACCTTCGTGCAAGGTCAACTTCCCTTCTAGAAGTTAGTGTACTTCTTTTGGGGCGAATGAGGACATTGTTGTAATCCAGTTTTACTTCACTGTCGATTCTCATGCAGTTTCACCAATTGCATGTTCATTGCGCCATTCTTTCAGACTTACGACAAAGTTTGCCGCATCTTCCCATTGACGATCACTCAATGATTCCCACATAACATCTTGGAAAAAATCTGAAGATTCGTCATCTTCCCATTCCAAGTCATCAAAATTGTATTTTCCATGCAACTCTTTAGGGTATTCTGCAATCACAGCGTCAACGATCTCTTCGTATTCGTCTTCCCATCCATCATATAATTCATCTCCGTCATATACATAGGCCCCTGCAAAATTGGGTGCCTCATCTTCATATGTAAAGATAGTAATCATTTCTGGGTCGAGTTCACTCAATTCTTCTAAAAGATAATTTAATGCACCTTCTGGTGGACTCCATGCAGATTCACCGTTTAAATATCCTTCATCGGCATCCATGTCTTCAATATAACTCCATTTGGGCCCGACATGTTCAGTAGTCCAACTATACTGTTCTGTCTCTTCATATGTTATTGAACTGGTAGGGTCTACAAAAATATCTCCTAACCATTGATGGGATGTATCAGTTCTAACACGCCCTAGAATTTCTTTTAATTTTTCTTTTGCTGCATCATTCATCGAATCGAATGTAATGCTCCAGTGTACATGATTTGCCATTATTAATCTCCAAAAGGTCTATCAGTTTTAAAACATAGTACTTCATAGTTCATCGGCTCCCCAAGATTGGAAACAATAAAAGATTTTGCTTCCTCGCATCTCTGTTCGGTTTCGTATAGTTCTTGATCGAAGATTGTAACTTCGCCAGTGGGGCCAGACATTAAGAATACTAAAATCCAATATAAAGGTAATTCAACCATAAAGTAATCTCCAAATTTTCAATAACCATAATATATCATTTTATTGGTTATGTCAAGAATATATTTGAGTATTTTTTGAGTTTTTCTTTCTTTTGATGTGCTCTTTCATCAATCTCGTTGAAAGAAACTAAATCAAATTCGTGCAAAAGGTCGATCATACATTGAATATCGCCTATTTCTTCTGCAAGTTGATCTGTTTTATCAGCATCTCTTCCAAATCTAATTATTTTAGATGCAACTTTTTGCAATTCTGAACACTCTTCGATTAAAATTACCAACATTTCAATCTCTGGATCTGTAAGTCTAGGTTTATTCATTTTTTACCTCAATGAAGTGTTTTTGGGCGATTCCTGATTAGATACTCAAGTACTTGAGACCAATATTGGTATCCCCAACTAGATTTATTATTTTCAAATTTTTCAACTATTCTAGCCACACTTTCTATGCGTCTGTCCATTAATTGTTCATATGTCATTGGTCTCTCCATTTTCAGCTATACTACCACCATTCGTCATTTCTGTCAATATAAATAGTAGAAAATTTTAAATATTGGGCAAAAGATGGCAACAAACTATACAGATTATGTAAATCCAAGTAACTTTCAAACAGTTTGGATTCACCATTTAGAAAGTTCGGATATTGATGGAGCAGTTAATACACTGGTTCCATCACTAACAGTTAACGCAAGCTCTTTAAAAGGAACTTGGTCTTTAGTAGTAGATGGTGTTGTAATATTGAGAAATTATGATTTCGGTTCTAGGGCACCAACACTAACCTTATTAAATGGCAACTCCTATGAGGCTGGAGATGTAATCGACTCTTCATCATATAATGAATTTACAACGAGTACTATTACAGAAAATGTTACTGTGTTTGGAGAAGACTTTCAAAATGTGTTGCTGGGTAGTCCTGCAACTGGTACATTAAGTTCTGGATGGGTAGAAGCGACTGCAAGTGCAGAACAGGGAACCACTACAAATGGTTTTACTGGACTACAAAATGTTTTTGGTGGAATTACAACTCAATTTAGTTCATTTGGTGTTGGCAGTTTTACTGGTGGGGCTGGAACTTGGTATTCTGCACCTTCATGGGCATATGACTCAAATGGAAATGTAAGTTTATGGTCTCCTGATTATGTTTTAATGATGACACCAACCGAATTTGATGATATGATAACTGAAGGCCTAGCAGTTGGAGATACTATCATTTCACCTTCAGTTTTGGCCGGAAGAAAAATAAAATCATTAATCAATTATACAGACTCAAGTGATCAATTTAGAGGAGTTATCATAGACGGAAGAGTTGGAGATACTTTATGGAATTATACAACAACTCCAACCGCAATTTCGGGAGTAACAGACCAACTACAACATCAACAATGGATGCAGGGAATTGGTTCTAGGCCTGCAAATATGACATACAGCATTTTTGATGATTGGAACAATCAAACTATTATTACTACATCAAGGCCATTTGGGGGGTTGACTGATGGTACTGTAGGAAGTTGGGGAATAATTGAAAATAATAGTATTATAACTAGTCAAAACACACCAAGTGCAACTACCCACACAACTACTTCGAATTCTACATATACAAGAAAACAATTAGTTTCTCAATATCAAGGTTATAATGTATATAGAATGGATATTGATAATCCTGATACTACAATATCCAGAACTAGAGATGTTACTATAGCAGAAAGTTCTGACTATCGTTATTACGATGTCATGGCAACTGCCAAAGAAGAATTAGAAAATTTTGAAGCGCAAGTTGCCGTTGTCTTTCCAATTGATATAATGATGCGAAGATTAGAGACTGCATTTGGAGGCAACCAACTCGATTGGAGTTTTATCAAAGTCGCAGAAAATATGAACGCAGCAAACGCTGAAGTTCTACATTTAAAAGAAACATATGGAGTAACTGCAGTTGCAGTACCCCTAAAAATGACAGTAGGAGCAAATTTCGTGAAAATCACATCAAATCAATTAGAAGATTTTGACACATTCGGTGCTCAAACAGATGACATTCTTCAATATTATGAAACAGAAAATCTACAAAAAGTTTGGAGAAATGTAACTCTGGACTATGCACTGTCAGAAACATATCCAAATAAAATTTTCATGGATTATGACACCCCATCAGATAGAGCAAACAATCTTGCATTTAGTTCAGTCCAATCCATTTGTATGTTTTTAGATACTAACAATAATGAAGCAAATAATTATCTTGCATTATTCAATAACTATAATACTGATACATCTCTAAGTAAAGAGGATGCAATCTTTAGAGTAGATGAAAACGGCGACATTATCGGAACAAATGATTTAACTATTGCGAATGATGCGACTATCTCTAATAATTTAACTGTACAAAACGAATTGATTTTTAATGAAGGTGCGAGTATCAGTGAATTTGGTGGAGAGTTATTAATTAATGCAAGTTCAGAAGGAAGTAAGGTTGAATTTTTTGTACCAAGTGCAGATTCTGTAACTATTAATAACGATCCAATCGCAACACATTCTCATGTATCCAGTGCAATTGCAGCACTAGTGGATGGCGCACCAGAAGCACTAGATACATTAAACGAACTTGCAGCTGCAATCAATGATGACGCATCAGTTTACGATACAATCGTAGATGCACTTGCACTTAAACTAGACGCCGAGGATGCAGTTATCTCGACAGTTGGAACAACCGCACCATCAGACCCCTCTACTGGAGATTTCTGGATGGACACTGGTGGTGGTGAGTTCTATGTAAGAAACAACTCAAACGCATGGACGCAAGTAAATATTTCAGATATAAATCAACTAAGTGATGCATCTGGACTTTTGAGTAGTGGGGGGATAACAGGAATTGGTTCTACGACTACTCCTGCGAATGGAAACAACTCAACAGTAACAGTTGCAGCGGCTGCAGGACGCACCGTTGTTGCATGGTCACCTAATCTCACTGGCAGATCGCAAACACTAACAGCTGATGCAAATGGTTCATTTACAATCGGTGGGATTAGTGCGTCTGACCCTGTTGCATGGTATTATATTTATTAAGGAAAATTAAATGGCAAACTTTCCTTCTACACCTTCTAATGATGATGAACATACTATAGGAAGTAGAACTTGGGTATATAACTCAAGTAAAGTTGCGTGGTTAAGAAAGGCAATAATAGAAGGCCCAGCACCAGTGGCACCGCCACCACCACCAACTGATCCTGCTCCAGAACCAAGTATAGATAGTTTTTCTCCAGACTCTACAAGTATATCAGAAGGACAGACTGTAACATTTACAGTAACAACATCTAATGTACCAGACGGCACAGTATTTAATCTTTCTCTTGTGGGAACCTCTTCAAGTGCAGATTATCCAGCAGCAGTACAAATCGGCGATCCAGTTCCAAGTACTATTACTATCAATTCTAACACTGCACTTTTCAGTATTACATTCGAAGATGATGGATTGAATGAAGGAACCGAAACATTAATTGCAACTATAAGTGGAAATGTTACCTTTACTGATGGTGCGAATACTATAACTAGAGCATTATCAGAGACTGCAGATACAGTTTCAATTTCTGATGTAGATGTTCCTACTTACTCAATTTCAAGTCCTGCCTCTATCAATGAAGGAGACACCAGAACATTTGTAGTCAATACAACACTTGTTCCAAACAATACAACTTTGTGGTTTACTGTAAGTCCTTCAACAGACCTTTCCCCAGAAAATGGTTCATTTACGATTAACAATGATGCAGGAAGTTTTGATATTTCTGCAACTGAAGATGCAACTACTGAAGGAACAGAACAAGGAACAGTTGAAATTAGAACTGGAAGTGTAACAGGTACAATTGTGGCGACTGATGCATTTGCTATTAATGATACTTCTACTTCACCAGCAACTTATACAGTAACAGCGCCAGATTCTATTAACGAAGGTTCTTCTGGCACAATTAATGTAACAACAACTGATGTTCCAGACGGAACAACATTATATTGGGCCGTAAGTCCATCAACACAATTTATGCAATCATCTGGTTCTTTTAGTATCACAAACAACTCAGGTTCATTTACCGTTGTACCTACTGCTGACTCGTTGACAGAAGGAGATGAGAATGCGGTCATCCGCATCGGCACATCCACAGAGCCCACAATACCCACTCAAGTCGCATCCGATACATTCATTATTAATGATACTTCATTGACGCCTCCAGATCCAGTTAGTTTTGATGATAGATTTGACCTTTCTGATTGGGGTACTAACCGTCAATTTAATAATACTATTGGGTTCGTTGAGGCATGGTGTTATATAGGATTTAGACACGATCCAACAAACGAAAGAATAATTGTTACAAAGGCATCGGGAGATAGTGGTGCAATGGCCACACCTGTTGACATATATATCAACTATACAGGATTAACAGGTATTACTTCCGTACAGGCAATGTATCGTGTGCAAAGGCAATTGGCGAGTGGTGATGTGAATGACTATAATTATGCATTTGGCCCAACTCCAGTTTTAGATGTACAAGGGCCATACCAGTCTAATAACTTCTATCCAGTACCAAACACTGGGTCTGGACAACTTACATTTGGATGGATGGCGCAAGCAGATCCAAATGAATTTGCACATGGAAGTACTGTAGTTGAAGCCCGAATGGATACTTTCGGAAGAATTCCTAATTATACCGATACTTTTGGAGTTTATGATTTCCAAGTACAAGTTACTTGCGATCAAGGAAACTTTAATTCATATGCGGTTTGTCCTAACAATGGATTGATTTATCTAAGTGCCCAAGTATCAGCCACTGGCAGTATAAGTTCTGTTTAAAAAACATATAAATAAAAGAAACATATTCAACTAGAAATTAATTATAAATAATATTAAAAAGGGTTTACGATGGCGGATAGCAATCTAAATACATCAATCGCATCAATCAAGACAGAATTACTAAGTGCAATTCCAACTGCAACTGCAAGTGGTTTGTTGGATCTTACTCGTTCTGCAAAGGGTATAGGTTTATCTGAAGACGCCGATATCGAAAATGCAGTCAATACCAGAGCAAACACTCTTGTTTCAACTGCAACTACCGATGATATAATAAAAATATCATCGGCACTCAAACAATTAAGAAATCCAACAAATGTCACAGTAACAAATATTACTTCTGTTACTGGCGATCTGATTCCCGATTCAGATGAAGCATATGATTTAGGCAGTCCGTCAAACAAGTTTCGTGATTTATACATCAGTGGAAATACGATGTATCTGGGAAGTACACAAATTTCTGTAGATAACGATGGAAATATCAATTTACCTACAGGCACTAAAGTTGGTTCAGATACAATTCCGTCAACTATAGATGATCTATCAAATGTTGACACAAATGTACAACCAGAGACATTAGAAATTCAAGTCGCAGATCCAACTGCAGGACATGGAACTGCATGGCAATGGACTTGGGTACAATCTGCACTACCATATGCAAGAACAGCAATTACAAATCAAACTCAAACAAGTGTCCCACTATACATGCAAGGTACTTATCAAATTAATAACTTTGCAAATACTCAGTATGGAAACATGACACAGGCACATGCGTTTAAGTTAAAATGGATTGAGGGCGCTGGAGATGATAATTTAGTTTCTTGGGCAACTTATTCGACAGTCGACCATTCTCATCCAGACATTAATAGCGGCAACACAACTAGTGTTCAAAGACTTGCTGTTTCTGTTCCATCATCTATTACATTACCAACACTGACTGCACCATCGATTTCTTATACAGTAACAGCAGTAACTGGTGCATATGTGTTTAGTGGAACTGCAAGTGGTAATAATACAGAGATTGGCCCATTTTATCGTGGTGGCACATATACTGTGAATATTAATGCTGTAGGACATCCATTCTACTTTACTACTGACAATGGTACTGGATTTGTTGCAGGAGATTATGTCGGAGAATGGACAAGTGGTGTTACAAATTCTAGAACGGATAATGGCACAATCACATTTACAGTTCCTTCAAATGCACCAGATGTTTTATATTATCAATGTGGGAATCACTCAGTCATGAGAGGAACCATTCGTGTAAAAGACTTGGAAGTTGAACAAAACGAAAATGGAAATTACATCATTTATGGACAACACTCACAAGAAAAACATGTGCAAAAAATGGAAATTCGTCCAATTCCAACCCTTACATCACAAATGTGTCTGGTTTATGATGCAACAACCTCTACATTTGTACCACAAGACTTATCAACATATGTAGAAAACACACCAGCATTTAAAAATAAGATTAAAGAAGTTGCTGGTACTGCAACATTGGTTGCGCCAGATGGAACATCTCTAGTTGCATCTGTAGAAATTTATTCACTAGAATCATATTTACCTCTTGTTGGAAATACCAACGGTGACATTGCATTTGCACAAGATACAAGTAAGTTGTATATTTGGGATGGTTCTGAATGGATTACTGCAGTCGCAGACGGTAGTGCAACTGGTTCTGGTGGTGCAGGGGTTACAACATATGCACTTTTATCGGATTTACCAACAGCAGATAATACACAAGGCGATCTTGGATTTGTTACCGCAACCAAAGCACTTTATGTGTGGGATGGAACCTCTTGGGTAAATTCTAATGCAAATACTACATTTTATATGTTACGAGCAGGAAGCTTTGTTGCACCTTTAACTGGAACAAAAACATTTAGTCCAGATAGAACTGTTTCACTACAAACATTAACTGCAACTATAGAACAGTCAGTGAACGCTGCAGTAATTTTCTCAATTAATAAAAACGGAAGTGAATTGCAACAATTTACAATTCCAACTGGACAAAATACAGTTACAGCAAATTTCACAACAAATTCAATTTTAACTACAGATACATTAACCTTAGATGTAGATAGTGGTTCGGGAGAAAATTTAACTGTAAAAGTTGATTATGTATAAAGGATAAAATAATGAAAATTGAAAAATTTGACATCACATCTTTAGATGATGATGTCTGTGTTGGTAATTTAAGTGAAACATTTCCATTGAGAAATCACCATCAATATTCTGGCAGTGGTTATATAAATGTTATAGAAATAGATTTTCCATATTCAAATCTGATTAAAGAAAACTTTGAAGACGAAATTATTCAAAGATATAATTCTGTAATAGATCAACAAATTTTAGATAACATGGGATTTAACACTCCTTACACCAACCCCGATTTTTTAGAAAAAATTACTCCATTATATCACCAAACCATAAAACAAATTTTATGTTGTCTTGAAGGATATGGAATTAAATCTGTAAAACAAAATAAACTAATAGATTTTCAGTGGGAACCAGAAGTATATGTGTATGTACAAACAGAAAAGAAAAGTTATAATTTCTGGCACCATCATCAAAAGAAAGGCCCTTCCGTTTCTTCAACATTCTATCTAAATGTACCAGAAGATGGTGGGGAAATAAAATTTAAGTTTGCCGAGGAAGAAATATCTATAAAAGTAAAAGAAAATACACTTTATCTTTTTCCGTCTTGGTTATATCATGTTCCAGCGGAACATGTAGGAGACACTACAAGAATTTGCATCAATGCAGACTTTTATACACCAAACAGACCATTTTTGAAAGACTATAATCAATTTTGGTAAGTCAATTATAAATATAAATAAATATAAATAAATATAGAATCAAACAACCGAATTAATATAGGAGAAAACCATGGCAGTCACTATCAATGGCGGTACTCTAAGTACCAATTGTAAATATCTATCATACGGAGCATCTACAGCTGCAACAGATGCAAAAACATTTCTTGTTGATATTACAGAAACACTTATTACAATGGGATGGTCAAGATTTGACACAGCAGGAGCAGGACTCGTTCTAGGAACAGATGATAACTGTACTAGAGTTATTAGAAGACCAACTGCAGACAATGCAACTTCTGGAAACTATCAATATCTTGGTATTACAATCTCACAAGGTGGAACAGCAAACAGTGGTGCAAACTACAGATTACAATTCAATTATGCAGCAGATTGGACAGATGCGGCATCTGCAACAGGATATTCGAACCCAATCAGACTTCCTCATGGAACTGAAAGTTCTTGGTGGAAAAATGATGCTGGAGGCCCATATGTAGAAACAATGATTGGATATTCTGCAGCGGGAACAATTTGGTTATTTAATAGTCCTTACGCAACAACATTTGTATTTACAAACGCTGCACAGGTCAATGATGGTTCAAATGTTTTCTTCTTTGGAGAGTACAACAAATCATTTGGTGAAAACATGCCAAGTGCAGGACAGTATATCCATAATGGAATCTCATTTAACGGAAGAGAACTTTGCGACCATGCTGGTGCAAACAGAGGAAACTCACCACTAATCAGTCAGTTGACAAATGGTTATTCCTATAGTTATTATAGAGTCGATAGTTCGAATAGCAACACCTATGGTGGCGCAAAGGCAATGGATGAAGGAAATATGTCAACCAGCCAAAGCAACTTTGCATACCAAATCAATCAAAGAGGATATTCAAGACCACAGTTTGTTCTAACTGAATATCCAACACATACAAATGGTTCGACTGGTAGAAGTGCTGGTAGAGATATTGAGGGAACTCCAGAAGCGTGGAACAATTCATATGTTGGTTCTTGGAATACTCAAAGTACAACTAGATTACATATGGGATGGTTAGGATGGGTTGGACACCAAGGGCCAATGGCATATTGTCTGAGTTCTTATGGTACAACTGCCGGCAGTGCGAGTTCTTCAACTGCATTGCATAGTGTACCTAAAAGTTTCAATTCACATTTCTTTAATGGACTGGATTACACTTGGACGGGTGCAAAAGCTTGGTTGACGGAATTTGGAGGAAAATCTCTCGACAGTCAAGATGATGGATTTGTAATCTACGAACCATCTGTTAGTGTGGGGTCTACAGGAAGAATGGCGGGTAATAACCAATCTCAATCGATGAACTGGCAAACAGGTAACTACACAAACGCAAATTATACTAGATATACCGCAAACAATACACAAGGTTATGCCGGAACAAATGTTAAATTCTCAGTAATGGGTAAAATTGCTAATATGAAGATGTCTATGGGTTTTGCAGACAACTTCCTTGCATTCTTGGATGCCGCAACAATTCCTGTTGATGCTGATGGATATTTCCAAACAGGTGGTACTGATACAGATCACTGGTGTATTCCACTCAATGAGGGTGGACAGGTTGTAATGTGGATGCCAAAATAAAAGGCTGTATAAATGGCAACTTTAACAGATACCGTACCTAATATTACATATCCAGACGCTCCTGTAATTACAGCAGTTACAGGGGATACATTTGATGTTCAAATGGAATCATATGATTCTTCTACGGTAGATCAAACTGGAGAAGTTACATTTTTACTAGAAAAAACTGGCAGTCAATTAAATTATACTGCAGATGAAAACTTTGGTGAATTAGAGGCAAATACTAACAATGTTCTAGATTCTTCTTTAGTAGAATATACAGGACAATTAACTGGTTATCAAATTAAAACTAGTTCTCAATCTAATTTGGATTTCAGTGGTTCTACAGAAGCGTATTCACTAGACAGTAATAATGTTCTAGATTCTTCTTTAGTAGAATATACAGGACAATTAACTGGTTATCAGATTAAAACCAGTTCTCAATCTAATTTGGATTTCAGTGGTTATGCAGTAATAGAACCTACAATGAATACTTTAACGCAAGATATTGCGTTTACTGGCCAATTGCAAGCAACTATTGTAAAAGTGAGTTCTGCAATTCCATTAACTGGTTTTACACATGCATCAAGTTCATTTGGAGAAGGTACTGGAGCATCAACAACCACAGGAACAGGCCCAACAGACGATAGTTACGAAATTTTAATACAATAGGAGATAAAAAAATGGCAACAGCAGAAGAATGGACAAATTTTGTAGGGGGGAATCTTCCAACAGATATGGCCAAAGTTTATATTTACAAAACAGAACTCGCAGAAGGAGAGTTTCTAAGGAAACTTGCGGGCGAATGTATTAGTGGAATGATTCTAGTTCTAAACCCAAATAATGATGAAGTGAATGAACCAATTGTTCTTACCAATTCTCAACCTCATACCAACGCAGAAAGATGGACATTGGTAAAAGAATTTGACAATGTATCTAAATTGGATCTAACTATGGTAGATGAAGTCGAACCAGAAATGCCTGCACACGAAGATCCACAGTGGGAAGGTGAAGGCGAGGCATACAGTTACTAGTATCACCATTAAAGAATAGAAAATAGGGGATTTTAAAATCCCCTATTTTTTTGGCAAATAACTTTCTGCAAGTGGAAACACTTCAGAAATAACTTTCGCACACTGATGTGCAATCTGCATATGTTCTTTTTGAGTTCCATTCGCACCACGAAGTTCGATATAATGAATCCAACTACGAATACTACCCTTCATATACAATCTAGTTTTTGTAAGGCCTTCTGGAAGTAGAGCTCTTGCCTGTTCTTTTGCAATTCCATTTTCAATTGCCCACTCGTAGGCCTTTCTCGCAGTTTCAATTACGCCTGATTGTCTACGACTCCATTCTGCAATCAAATCTTGATGCATTTGATTTTCTACTAATGATGGATCATTTTCAATCTCAATAGAGTTTTGTCTGTTTTCGTGATCTTGAAGTCTACATTCTCTCTTTACAAACATTTCGCCCATTTCTTTGGGGTTTGCATACCTTTGTGAAAATTCTTGGAATGAAAAACTACGGTGTCTTACCATTTGATGGGCAATGTCTCTAGTAGTTTCAATTTCCAAACAGACATCAACCATCTCAAATGGACTCCAATGTTTGTGTTTAATGAGATAAGAAATCAATCTACTATTAGTTTTTTTATTTGACTGATTTGCAGGATTTGATACTCTTGCAGCATAAGCAATCAAGTCGGTTATATTTTCTAACTCGCCTTCAAAGTCATCATTGGGTTGAGTATAACTCACCAATTTTACTACGTTTATCATGTACTCTCCTATTCTAAATTATTGTGGTCTTTAAGTTTTTCTCTTGACCAGTTCTCAATTGTATCGTGGGCGGTTGGTTTTTTTTTAAAATCGATTTTCATATCGACTTCTGGTTCTTTAAATTCTTCTTCTGAAAGATGTGTTATATTTTCACCCCTTTTCAATCGTCTATAATATCGTATACTTTGAGAACTTGCAATAACTAATAAAACTGCAAGAGGGTCAAAAACGAATATTAAACACAAAATAACAAATCTAACAGCGTCTTCTAAAACTGTTTCATTTACATCATCATATACGACCTCTGCAACATAACGGATTGGGCCAACTTCTGCCTCCAACTCTCTATAACTCTTTTCCAGTTCAATCTTTTCTTCATTTAGTACTTGAGTTTCTTCAGTAGAAGTTCTAATCTTATTTTTTAAGATTTCAATTTGTGAAAGTTGAGATGCGGATAATTCTAAAACACCAATCTGAGACTTCAATCTATTAATTAACTCTGTACTTTTATTTCTCTCTTCTCTTTGATTGTCTCTTAGTTCATTGACTCTATTTCTTGCAGAGGCAATTAATGCACCAACACGCTCTTCTTCTTGGGTTCTAAATTCATCTACTCTTTTTGCAGTTGCAGGCCCATACTTTCCATCTGGATTTGTTCCTACAAGAGATTGCATAGCAACTACATCATTTTCTGCAAGATATTTTTCTAATAAATCTAAGTTCTTTCTTGCACCGTTTATAATTTCATTTTGTTCATCGACAAGCAACTGATAATCAGCAACCGCCTGTCTGACCCTATCTTCTTCTCTTTTAATCTCTGCATTTATTTCATCGTTTCTTACAGAGACTGAGTTTTCAATCTTTGCAATTTCTGCCTGAGAATCTGCAATGATAGTATCATTGTTCTCAATCTTAGTAATTACAGTTTCTATCTGTGCGACATTCTCCTTCGCATTAGATGTTTGTTGAATGTGCGCCTTCGAAAGAAATCCAAAGATACCCAAACTGGTTATCAACATTAACACAATTACGGCAAAAGTCAAGTAACTTTTCAAGAAAAAATTAACTTTTTTCCAGTTTTCGGCCAACCATGCCGCAGTTAAGACTTTTGCGACTTCTAGAACAGAAGCCATGATTGCAGTGGGCAATACCGCAGCTGCGAATATTGTAACTAAACCAATAATGGAGTAATAAGCAGCGACCGTTGATATTGCTATTGCAACCAAAAGAAGCAATATAGAAAGAAACATCAAATTCTCCGTTTTAAAAAAAGTTGTAATTATATTTATATAAATAATAGAAACGATATTCTCATATTAAAGGTTTAAAATGGCAATAACATTTCCAGCAAATCCAGCGAATGGCGAAACACATACGCATAATGGACAGATATATGTATATAATTCTACAAGAGGATACTGGTTGCTAAAGAAATCTGCAGATGTCTCAGTGCAACAGGCGCAGAGAAGTACATTTGTTGCAACCGCATCTCAAACAACACACAGTGTTGTATATGACGCAGGGTCGCCTGTTGTTGTGTCAGTTAACGGAGTAATGTTAAATCCATCAGATTTTACTGCTGAAAATGGAACTTCTATTACATTTGAAACTGCACTAACATTAAACGATGAAGTAGATATCATATTCTATACTCCAGTTGCCACTAGTACAACATCATCTGGTTCATCAGTTTCAACTGTTGTAGATATGGCTGCACTGATTGCAAAAACTGGAATGACTGATGGTGACCAAGTATTCGTTCAAGCAAACAATAATCTTTATATCTATTCTGGTTCTGGTTGGTATAAAAT